TAGTTTCACCCAATTTCAAGTGTCATTTTGTAGTGCGATAATGTTTTCAGAACAAATGGAAAGGCGGGTGAAGCAAATTGAAGCTCTCCAAAAAGGACTGGATCATCAACATCGAGAATGCCGCTTCCAGAGTGGCAGCCGAGTACAGCTAAAACAAAAACGTCCTGAGCAAGACGTTAAACTACTTTCTCCGAAATCAGCTCACCTTCTTCGTGGCCACGAGGTGTGTTCGCAGTTGATGGACGAGAAAACTTTAATATAGAGTGCCAGCTTGCGAACGGCTGGTCACCGGGATGAAGCGGAGAAATCCGCATGAGGTGACCAACTATGATACATAAAACTGGCAATCATACAGGTTTTCTCCGCTTCGGTTTTTACACCGAAAGGAGATGGCCTTATGAAAATCAAGTACACATTCGCAGACAACACAACCACAGAGGTCGAGGTTTCGGAAGAAATCGGTGCTGTGATCATCGACAGCCGAAAGGCTGAACACGCCCAGAATGAACGACAGAGGTATCACTGCCCATATTCCTACGACGCCATTGACTATGAGGGTGAGGAATACGCCACTGATGACACCCCCGAAACAGAACACATCCGCTCGGAGAGGGATGCCTGTCTGTATATCCCCGCAACCAATCTCGCCACCAAGGGCGATTCTATCACCTTTTCCACACCTACCATTGAAGGCACGATCCTTCGCAGAAACAAGGCAGACGGTGCAGGAAAGCATCCCTGGAAAGCAGAGGTCACCGAGGGCGATGCCACCGCTTCGGTCATCAGCGGATGGTACAAAAATGTATATGAGCCGAGTTATACGGCACAGGCATCGGGAGGTGCTGACTAATGGATAACGAAAGAAGCGCACTTATCACGGTTGGCGGCGAGGAGTATGAACTGCTCCTTACCACCAAGGCTACCAAGGAGATTGCCGGACGCTACGGCGGTCTTGAGAACCTGGGCGACAAGCTGATGAAATCCGAGAACTTTGAAATGGCGATCGGTGAAATCGTGTGGCTGATTACGCTCCTTGCAAATCAGTCCATTCTCGTTTTTAACCTCAAAAACAAAGACGAGAAAAAGGAACTGCTCACCGAGGAAATGGTGGAGCTTCTCACCACGCCTCTTGACCTTGCCGGTTACAAGGCGGCGATTACAGAAGCACTCTATAAGGGAACGAAACGCAACATTGAAAGCGAGACGGACCCAAAAAACGCACAGGTCGGGTAACAGACGAGGAACTGTTTACCCGGCTTTTATATTACGGCGTCGCCCATCTTCATCTGTCCATGGATGCGGTGTGGCTGACGCCGTTTGGTCTCTTACTCGACCTTTGGGAATGCCATAAACAGTATAACGGTCAGGCTAAACCCAAGTATGAGCACTACATCGATGACATTATCCCGGAGGGAATCTGACCTCGAATTTGCATCGCAAATATCAGTAATTTAAGGTGGCAAATAAAAACAGTACATTTCCCGTATCGGCAAAAATACGCAATATGTTTTTAAAATATCCATTGATATTTTGCCGATAAAGTGGTATAATAAGAACAGAAACCACAAGGAGGAAATGTCCTATGAAATATATTTCGGTTGCCCAGGCGGCGAAACGGTGGAATGTGTCGGAGCGCAGTGTGCGGAACTACTGTGCGCAGGGGAAAATCCCTGACGCCTTTTTAACGGGCAAGACATGGAATATTCCAGAAACTGCGCAAAAACCGAGCCGAATCAATCAAAAAAGCGATGCGCCTGCTTCACTGCTGGAGGTTTTGCGAATTGAAAAGGCATCAAAGACATCCGGCGGTATCTATCATAAGGTGCAGATCGAACTGACCTATAATTCCAACCATATTGAGGGAAGCCGATTGACACATGATCAAACCCGATACATTTTTGAAACTAACACCATCGGTATGGAAAGCGGAACGCTCAACGTGGATGATGTGGTGGAAACGGCCAATCACTTCAAGTGCATCGACATGGTAATTGACAACGCCGGATATGTACTCAGCGAGCGGTTTATCAAACAGCTTCATGCTGTTCTCAAAGGCGGTACATCTGACAGCCGCAAGGACTGGTTTGCTGTAGGAGAGTATAAACGGCTTCCCAATGAGGTAGGCGGTCAGGACACGGCACTGCCGGAGGAAGTGAACGCAAAAATGCGTGAGCTTTTGGACGATTACAACAGCACCAAAGAAAAGTCACTGGAAGACATCCTTGATTTTCATTATCGCTTTGAACGCATCCATCCTTTCCAAGATGGAAACGGGCGTGTAGGACGCCTAATTCTGTTCAAGGAGTGTCTGCGAAACAATATCGTGCCCTTTATCATTGATGAGGAACTTAAGATGTTCTACTATCGTGGACTCCACGAATGGAAGCAGGAACGGGGCTATCTGCGGGACACCTGCCTTGCTGCGCAGGATAAATTCAAGGCGTATCTTGATTACTTCCGTGTGCCGTATGAGGATTAACAACTGAACCATTTTTTCAAGCATCTGTCGAAAGGCAGGTGCTTTCTCTATACCCACAGAGTCGAGGAATCGGCTCTTTTTTCATGCCATTTTTGAGGAGGTGACACAGTTTGGCGGATAATTTCGGTCTGAAAATCGGGCTTGAGGGCGAAAAGGAATTCAAAAAAGCCCTGTCGGACATCAATTCCTCTTTCAAGGTCCTCGGCTCGGAAATGAAGCTGGTTTCCTCCCAGTTCGATAAAAACGACAACTCGGTGCAGGCTCTGACCGCCAGAAACACCGTCCTGAACAAGGAGATTGAAGCCCAGAAGCAGAAAATCGAAACCCTCCGCTCGGCTCTTGAAAATGCCGCTTCCTCCTTTGGAGAAAACGATAAGCGGACGCAGAACTGGCAGATTCAGCTGAATAACGCAGAAGCCGCCCTCAACGGCATGGAGCGTGAACTGAAGCAGAACAACGAAGCCTTGGACAAAGCCTCTGATGAGTTGGACGATGCCGCAGACCAGGCGGATGATTTCGGCGACGAGATCGGTGACGCAGGCAAGGAAGCAGATGACGCAGGCGGTAAGTTTGAAAAGCTGAGCGGTATCTGTAAGGCGGCGGGCGTTGCCATTGCCGCCTCCTTTGCCGCCGTTTCAGCCGCCGCTGTCGCCGCAGGAAAGGCGCTTGTGGATATGGCGGTGGAGGGTGCGGCTTATGCCGATACGCTCTGCTTGCCTTTGTAGTTATCGACTACATCACAGGCGTCATGTGCGCAGTAACCGACCGTAAATTATCCAGCGCAGTGGGCTTTAAGGGCATCTTCAAGAAGGTGCTCATTTTTGCCCTTGTAGGCGTGGGGCATATTCTCGATACCCGCGTCATCGGAGCAGGATCGGTGCTTCGTACCGCTGTCATTTTCTTTTACCTTTCCAACGAGGGCATCTCGCTCCTCGAAAACGCAGGCCACCTCGGTCTGCCTATCCCAAAGAAACTGAAAGCCATTCTGGAACAGCTTCATGACCGCAGTGAAAAGGAGGAATAAAAATGGGATACACAAACAGCACAATGGTGTCTTACACCAAACTCAGCCCGAACCATTCCGGGCAGCGAACTCACAGCATCGACCGCATCACGCCTCACTGCGTGGTAGGTCAGTGCAGTGTTGAAACTTTGGGTAATATCTTTTACCCAACTTCCAGGCAGGCAAGCTCCAACTACGGCATCGGCGTGGACGGCCGTGTCGCTATGTATGTGGAGGAAAAGAACCGTTCCTGGTGTTCTTCCTCAAGCGCCAACGACCAGAGAGCCGTAACCATTGAGTGTGCATCCGACACCACCGAGCCTTACGCCTTTAAGGATGTGGTTTATCAGACGCTCATCAAACTCTGTGTAGATATCTGCAGGCGTAGACAGCCTGGTAACCGTCCGACAGCTTAAAGAAAAAGGCGTAGAGGTTTACTTCGAGAAGGAAAACATCTATACCCTCGACAGCAAGGGCGAACTGCTTATCACAATCATGTCCAGCCTTGCGCAGGAAGAAAGTCGCTCCATTTCCGAAAATGTCACCTGGGGACAACGAAAGCGGTTTGCAGACGGCAAGGTCAGTCTTCCGTACAAGCAATTCCTCGGATATGAAAAAGGCGAGGATGGTTTCCCGAAAATCGTACCGGAAGAAGCGAAAATCGTCCGTTTGATTTATGGTCTCTTCATGGAAGGCAAAACGCCTACCGCCATTGCAAAATTGCTCACACAGTCAGGTATTCCGACCCCGTCAGGTAAAAACAAATGGCTGTCGGGAGTGGTACAGAGCATTCTTACCAATGAAAAATACAAGGGGGCAGCAACGCTTCAAAAGCGGTTTACAGTGGATTTTCTGCAAAAGAAAATGAAGGTCAACGAGGGCGAAGTTCCACAGTATTATGTGGAGAACAGCCACGAAGCCATTATTGCACCCGATGAATGGGAAGCGGTACAGGTTGAAATTCAAAGACGCAAAAACCTCGGTGTAAAGTACAGCGGAAACAGTGTCCTTGCCACTCGGCTTGTATGCGCCGATTGCGGCAGTTATTTCGGTTCAAAGGTGTGGCACTCCACTTCAAAGTACAGGCGGGTTATCTGGCAGTGCAATCACAAATTTGCCGGAGGAGAAAGATGCAGGACGCCACACCTTGACGAGACTGATGTGAAAGCAAGGTTTGTAAATGCCTTCAACAGCTTATGGCTGGCGAGGGATGAGTTAATTGATGACTGCAGGCTGATTCAAAAGACGCTTGCCGACTGCACAGCTTTGGATGCCCAAATTACAGAACTGCTTGAAGAAATCGAGGTAATCACCGAGCTGACAAAGCGATGCATTGCCGAAAACTCATCAAGCGCTCAGAGCCAGGAGGAGTACAACAAAAAATACAACAGCTATGTGGAGCGGTATGAAAAGGCTAAGGCAAAGGTCGAAAAGCTCCAAGCACAGCGAGAGGAGCGAATCGCCAAAGCGGACGGCATCGGAGCCTTTATGTTTCGACTTTCCGAATTGGACGAGCCGCCGACTGAATTTGACAATCAGCTTTGGATGCAGACCATTGACAGAGTGATGGTTCACGAAGACGGCAGGCTGGTTTTTATATTCAAAAATGGAACAGAAATAGATGGCTGATAAAAAGCAATGCACTTTCCGAGCATTACGCCCAGGAGGTGCATTTTTTGTGACTTTTTATAAATGAGTCGATTTTTTGCTGTTGCGTCGTTTTTTGACCCCTTGCGTCTTTGTATCAATTTCGCTTGTCTTTTCTTGTCGGAATTGCACTAAAATTCAAACCTGAAATTGGCTATAATTACATATCTCAGGTGTTAGCAAGCGGATTTGAGGAGATTCGTTCTCTCTTAAACCTGCTTTTGTTTATGTTTTAGAAAGTGAGGCAACCATGAAACTTCCATATGGCTATGTTTTAGTTGACGAGGAAATCGTTGCGCATGAAGAAAAAGCAGACGTTGTCCGCAGCATATTTGAGTACTATCTTGCTGGAGCCAGTTTAGGAAAAATCGTTGATATGCTCTTTACAAAAGG